TACCTTACGTGAACGTGTAAATAAGAAGGTGAGACATTGACAGCTCCTAAAAAGCCTAGCAAAACACAAATCAAGCAGGACCTCATCGATCAGTTAGAAAGACAGGGCGTATACGGCACGCAGTACCTCGACCTGGTGCATGACTACATGGCCCTGCATGATATTAAAAACAAACTGATTAAGGACATTAAGAAACGCGGCGTCACCGTCAAGTACCAGCATGGCAAGGACCAGTGGGGCTATAAAAAAAATGACTCGATTGCCGAGCTTAACAAAACCAATGCGCAGATGCTAAAGATATTAAGCGAGCTAGGGCTAAAGGCTACGAACCTTGAGCCAGAATCCGATCCTGATGACGACGAAATGTAACCCGGAGGTGGTGACCATGTAGATGCAGAGGCGGCACAGAGATTATCACCCCTACATTGACAGCTATATCGACGGCGTCAGATCCGGTGCGATTCCGGCCTGCGGAGACTTAAAGCAAGCTATGGATCTGATTGAGCTTAAATTAAATGATCCCGACGTATTTATCGATCACAAAAAAATAGATAAAGCCGTCGAATTGATAGAGCGTTATTTTGAATACGAGCTCCTGGACTGGGAGCTTTTAGTTTTAGCCTTAATACATTGCTATTACCGATCTCAGGATACCGTAGTTTATGATGAATATTTTATCATGATGGGCCGGGGCAACGGCAAAAACGGGTTTATTTCGCCTGTGGCATGGTATCTCACAACGCATTATCACGGCGTTAAGGGATACAACATTGACATTATCGCTAATGCTGAAGATCAAGCAAAAACAAGCTTTGAAGATATTTACGAAGTTCTTGAGCGCACCTGGGATAAGTCTAAGAGGTTTTTTTATAAAACGAAGCAGCAGATCGTAAACCTAAAAACTAAAAGCTATATCAAATACAACACCAGCAACGCGCGCACCAAAGATAGCAAGAGAACAGGCTGCCTTATATTCGACGAGGTTCACGAGTACGAGGACTGGGACATGATAAAAGTATTTACATCAGGTTTTGGCAAACGGAAACATTCCCGCACGTTTTATATCACGACTCAAGGTTATGTGCGAGGCGGCGTGCTTGATGAACTTTTAGACTTATCGAAACAAGTGCTATCCGGAGAAATAAAAGATATTGGCTTCTTGCCGTTGATCTACCGGTTGGACAGCAAGGAAGAAGCCGAAGATCCTGCTAATTGGCCGAAGGCGAATCCGTCTCTGGAATACTTTCCGGAATTGCAAAAAGAGATGAAAAACGTTTACGCTAAGTCAAAATATTTGCCACACTTGGCCATCGATTTTATGACTAAGCGCATGAACCTGCCGGCGCAAGATAGCTTTATCGTCGTAGCACCCTGGGAGAAAATTCTTGCTACCAACCAGCCTATACCCTTCGAAGAACTTGAAGGACTGCAGTGCATCGGAGCGATTGACTACGCCAGGACAACGGACTTTGCTAGCTGCGGTCTGCTTTTTAAGTATAAAGGCAAGCGCTACTGGATAGAGCACAGCTTTGTTTGCCACCTGGCACTGAAGGTTGAAAGCCGGCCGATAAAATTCCCGGTACGGGAGATGGCAGACCGTGGGCTTGTGACTATTATCAACCGGCCCAACATAAGCGCAGGCGACATCTCGAGCTGGTTTTTAAAGCAAGCCGAGAGATATCACATTATTGATATCGTTTGCGACAGCTACAGGGCCGCCCTTCTGGAATCGGAATTTAAGCAGAAGGGCTTGCCGCTTACAGAAGTTAGAAGCGGTCCGGCTACTCATGCGAAAGTGGCCCCCCTGGTTGAGCAATCGTTTGCCGAAGAGACTTTAGTGTTCGGGGACAACCCCACGATGCGCTGGTACACAAATAACACTTGTCAGGAAATGGATGCGAAGGGCAACACGACATATTTAAAGATTGAACCTAAGACCCGCAAAACAGACGGGTTTTTTGCTTTGATTCATGCCCTGTCTAAAGACAGCGAGCTTGATTGGCCTGCGGAAGATGTTATGAGTTTAGGTGTTTACACCTATTAAGGGAGGTATAGGCGTGGCGGTATGGGACTGGTTTTTAAGCTTGTTTGACCGAAACACAAAGACTTTAGACATAAGCACTATTGTTGGCGAAATAGCGACAGAAATTTATTTCAAAGAACTAGCGGTGCAGGCCTGCATTAACTTGATCGCCGGTGTGCTTTCGCGGGCAGAATTTCAAACCTTTGAAAAAGGTGAGGAGGTCCGGAAGGACAGCTATTATCTTTTTAATGTCGAGCCTAACCCTAACAAAAGTGCGAGCAAGTTTTGGCGCGATGTAGTTTCAAAAATGGTCTATAATAACGAATGCTTGGTTGTTTGGCAGGATGAACATATTTATGTAGCTGATAATTTTAGCGTAGATCGTTACGCTTTTAAGGAATATATCTATCGCAACGTTATTGTTGACGACTTTGCCTTAAGCCGCAGCTACACAGAATCCGAGGTCTTTCATTTTGAACTACACAACGAAAGAATTGCGGATGTTATCGAAGGACTATATAACAGTTACGGGAAGCTTATTGCCGCGGCGCAGGTCAACTACAAGAGAAATCACAGCCGGCGCGGAACGGTCGAAGTACCGACGAATTGGCCGACTACCGAGAAGGCGCAACAAGAGCTTAGAGACCTATTCGAGAGAAAATTTAAGGCCTTCTTTGAAGCGGAAGGCCCTGCGGTTTTACCCCTAACCGGAGGACTAAAGTATAACGAACTGCCCTCTAATATAGGTGTCAAGGGCGGCGCAGATAACGCGCAGATCCGGGCCTTTATTGACGACATCATAGATTTTGTTTGTATCGCTTTTCAAGTCCCGCCGCAGCTTATCAAGGGCGACGTAGCGGATACAGAAAAGGCGATGGACAACTTGTTAACCTTTTGCATAAACCCTCTGGCCGAAGTTATTCACGATGAAATTAATCGCAAATATTACAAAAAGAAAGCGGTCCTTGAGCGTACCTATATGCGGATCAACACATCAATGATCCGGGCGCATGACCTAAAAGATATTGCCGGCGCACTTGAAACCCTGCTCCGCATAGGCGGTTACTCTATCGACGACATTCTAAAAACCCTTGGTATGGAGCCGCTGGGCACCGAATGGAGCACGGCGCGCTGGATGACAAAAAACTATGAGCCAGTTGAGCAGTTTTTTTCAGGAGGTGATGACAGTTCTGTCTCTCAATAATTTAGAATGCAAAAGGAGGTGGCGAATATCAAAGGCAGAAAATACTATTCGCTAACTGCGGAGAATAAAGAGGCAAGCGTTTACATTTACGGCGACATCGTATCCTGGGAATGGCTAGAAAGCGATGTCAGCAGCTACACTCTCGCAAAAGAGATCGAGGAGCTGCCCGGGGACATTGAGACAATCAATGTCTTTATTAATTCTTACGGCGGCGAAGTTGCAGAGGGCTTGGCAATTTATAATGCACTGTGCCGGCACAAAGCAAAAGTAAAAACCTACTGCGATGGGTTTGCTTGTTCTGTCGCATCCGTAGTGTTTATGGCCGGCGATGAACGGATAATGTCGAATGCGTCGCTTCTGATGATTCACAATGCGTGGATGGTTACAATGGGCGATCCGGGCGAACTGCGAAAAGACGCCGACGATCTGGAGATTATTAACAAGGCTGGCATCAATGCATACATGGACCATGTCAATATCTCCGAGGAAGAACTCCGCGCAATGATGGACGCCGAAACATGGATCGCACCGGAGCAAGCCCTTGAAATGGGCTTTGCAACGGAGATAGTAGAGCCGGCGGTAACTGATAAGGCAGCTGCGAGCCTGAATCTGCGCAAGCAGTTGATCGGCATGATTTTAGAGCGGCAGTCTCAAAACAGCAAACAGCAAGAGCCCGCACCCAGGGGGCCGGCACCGGTAATCGTCCTATGGGAAACGACAGGCGGGCAATATACCCTTGTTACGCCGCAAGACAAGGCCACCAACAATGTCGCGATACTCGAAGTGCAGCAACCCGCCGGGCCCGTAATAGAACTTTCTTCCGCACCTGAATCTAAAACAGAGCCCGAAATCCCCGAAACATCCGAAACCGTTGTTGAATCGGAACCAGAACCTGAATCGATTCTTAAGCAAAACAAGCCTAAAAAATTACTTGCGGCACTACTTGCCGCAGAGAGGAGAGAAACAAATGCTTAATCTTGACAAGATGTCACAGCAGAAAGAGGACGCTGTGACTAAGATTAACGAAGCTATGCAGGAAGGCAACGAGGAGGAATTTGCGGAAGCATTTATCGAGTACACCGACCTGTTGCAGCAAGCAGTCCTGGCAGAAGCAAAAGGCATGTTGCAGACGGCTGACAATCAGATTCTGTCCGGCCGCGGTGTACGAGTGTTGACCTCACGAGAGACCGAATATTATCAGAAAGTAATAGGCGCGATGAAATCCGCTAATCCGAAGCAGGCGCTTACGGGTTTTGACGCCGTGCTTCCCGAAACAATCATTGATGCCGTGTTCGAGGATATCACCGAGGAGCACCCGCTTTTATCAGAGATTCGCTTTGAAAATGCCGGTGCGCTAATTAAATATCTATATAGCACAATGGACAATCGGCATCTGGCTTGGTGGGGGCCGCTATGTGGTGAGATCAAAAAGGAGCTTAGCGCACAGTTTGCCTATTTAAGCCTTGAGCAAACTAAGCTGTCTGCATGGCTGCCTGTTTGCAAGGCTATGTTAGATTTAGGCCCTGCATGGCTAGACCGCTATGTCCGGACCATCCTGGCCGAGGCTATCGCGAACGGCCTTGAAAACGGCATCATTAACGGCAAAGGCATTGCCGAAGCCGCGACAGATCCCGACGATCGCATTTACGAGCCGATCGGTATGGTCTGCGACCTTACTAACTACAACCTAACGACAGGCTACGCCTCCAAAACAGCAATTCCGGTTACGGACTTCCGGCCCAAAACCTACGGCGGGCTCATTGCGCAGCTAGCAACTGGTCCTAACAATCTCTACCGGCCCGTGACGTCAGTTACCCTGATTTGCAACCCGGTTGATTATTTTAACAAGGTCATGCCGGCGACTATTCACCGCCGCCGCGATGACGGGACATATGTAACGGATATCTTTCCCTTTCCAACAAAAGTTGTCCAGTCGGCGTGGGTTGCACAAAACAGGGTTATTCTTGGCCTCCCGGAGCGTTACTTTATGGCAATGGGAATTGGTGAAGGTGGCCGCATAGAGTACTCTGACGAGTATCAATTCCTTGAAGACGAACGCACCTACCTTATCAAGCTCTACGGCACAGGGCGGCCCCTGGACAATAACTGCTTCCTGCTTCTAGACATCAGCGACCTTGAATCCCCTCTGCCTGAGGTTATTGTTGCTAATATCGAAGATCTTCAACCCGATATTGACGCATAGGGACCGATCTAAATGAGCAGCAAAAAGATAAAGGTAAAAGTGCTTCGCACGTTTCGCAATAAATACAGTAAGTCCCTGCACGAGGCGGGGACTTACTTATTTATCAGCAGGAGCAGGTATGAGGAGATCAACAACGCAGGACACGGCAAGCTAGTAGAGCAGGTAGAAAAGAAGGGATAGATGGTGCACTATGCTGCAGGCAATCAAAGACTACCTAAAAATAACCTGGGACGATGAGGATACTCACATTCAAGAGATTATTGACCGAGGGAAAACGTACCTCGAGGAGTTAGTAGGCGCAGAACTCGACTTCGAAACAGAAGGCCTATCCCGCTCCCTGCTCTTCGACTATTGCCGCTATGTTTATAGCAACGCTTCAGAATATTTCGAGGAAAACTTTCAGCAGGAGATATTGCGCTTGCAACTGCAGGTAGGCGTCAAAGCTCCGCTTGCGGAGGTAGATGAGGATGAAGCCTAAAGCCGAAGTCATGAAAGACCTTGCGCGAGTCTGCCGGCGTAAGGTTGTAATTCAACGCAAGGAAACAGTTACAGATGAATACGGTGACACAACAACAACCTGGGCTGACTGGCGGGCTATGTGGGCAGAACGGAGCAGCCTCTGGGGGCGCGATTACTATGCAGCCCTGGCGGTAGGCGAAGAGCAGACCGTTGAGTTTACCCTTCGCTACGCGGCATTCTTAGACGAACTTAAAACGGATACGCACCGGCTATTCTACGCAGGCGAGATCTACGACATTCGGCAAGTTGACTACCTCGATGACGACGGCATGTGGATTAAGCTTCGGGCGGTGAAGCATACGTGAGAGTCCGCATGAAAGTCGAAGGTGGCGACAAGCTGGCCCGTAAGCTGCAGATGATAGCCGAAGAAACAGCCCGCAAGCATATGCGCGAGTCAGCCCTTGCCGGCGCAGAAGTAATCCGGGCCGAGGTAGAAGACAGGGCACCGCGAAAAACCGGCGTCTTGGCAGGCGATATTCAAAAAGAGGTCAAGAAGCAAACAAAAAACCGGGTTGAGGTACACGTAGGCCCTGGCAAAAAGGGCTGGTATGGCGCGCTTGTCGAGGATGGACATGCCATCGTGGTTAAAGGCGAGAAAGTGGGCGACGTTCCTCCGCATCCCTTCATCCGGCCTGCGTTCGATGCTAAAACCGAGGAGGCATACAGGGTGTTTGAGTCCGAGCTGCGAGGGAGGCTGAAGCTATATGGGGATTGAACCTCGTCAGGCCCTATACGCGCACCTCAAGAATGATCCCGGGGTGCAAGCGGCAATAGGCGAAAGGATTTATCAGCGGCGAGCTCCTGCGGGGGCAGAAAAGCCGCTGATTTTGATCCAGCCCCAGATTAGCCGGATACCGAGCCGCGACCTGGGCGGCACTGCTTTTAAACGAGTCCGGCTGCAGGTTACCGCGATAGCGGATACCCAAACCCAGGCAGAGGTAGCCGTCAGAGCTGTTGACAATGCGGTTGAAGGCTTCTCCGGCTCCATGGCCGCGAAGCTCCAAACGATTACGGCTACCGTAGACAATGATCGGCAGGTTGAGCAAGAGGAAATAGGTGAAATTTACCACCACGTTGATATTACAATTATTTACAAGGAGTGAATTTAAATGCCTGAAATCACAGGGCTAAAAACTAAGTTTTATCGTGAAGGCTCGACAATTGGAGATTTTGAAGAGATTGCGCAAGTTGCGTCGATTACGCCTCCTCAGCCAGAACGCGACACTATAGACGTTGATGATCTGAATCCTCCCGGAGAAGTTCGCAAAAAGCTAGTTGGATTAATTGACCCCGGCGAAGTATCGCTAACGTTGAATTTTGATCCTACGAACACGGGGCATACGGACCTGGAAGAGGACTTTTTAGGCGGTGAAGCGCGGCAATATAGAATCAAACTGCCTAACGATTACGGTTGGACATTTACCGCTTACTGCACTGCCTATCAACCTCAAGAGGTTAGCGCTGACGACGTGTTGAAGGCCGAAGTGACCTTGTTATTAACAGGTGTTTATGAATTCGGTGAAATTACAAGTTAAGGAGATAAATAGACCATGCGGCTTAAAATTGTCGTGCCCGAAAAAGCGTTACCCGGGCGTCTAGACGGTACTGCCCAAGTTTTTCTAGACGGCAGAGAACTTAAACACGTCTGCGAAGTCAAGGTTAATTTATCGGCAGGCGAGGCAAACCGGGCCTGTATTGTGTTTTATCCGACCGAAGTTATAGTTGATGGTGATTTTGAAGAGATTGAAGAAGTCGAAATCGGAGACGAAAAATAAGGAGGTAAGGCCTTGAAGCTACTCACAAGAGATGCGATCTTGCAGGCAGAGGACCTACCCACAGAAGATATCGAAGTCGAAGAATGGGGTGGCGCTGTCCGAGTCCGTGCTCTTACCGGAGCGGAGAGAGACGCGTTCGAGCAGTCTATCGTTGAGCAGCGGGGCAAAAGTACCCGC